GTCAATCTTAGCAAAGTTAGTATCCATAACTTCTTTCCAAGCCGCTTCACCGTCCCAACCTGCTGCACGAATGGCACCCATAGTAACAACTAAGATGTCAACTAGTGCATCAAGTTGCTCCACTTTGTCGTCTGCATCGACTGCATCTACTAATTCGCCGTACTCCTCATCAATAAGTCCAAGATACATTTTGTAGTTTTCAGGGCTCGCTGGTTGATCACATGCCGTAGCAAATGTGTCAATGTCTTTAAATGTGTTAGTCATGTGTTACCTTATTGGTTAATAAATGATGATGGATCAATTGTTGCGTGTTCGCCATCTGAGTATTCTGTACCGATGTTCATTCCGTCTGGCTTTTCAGTACTAGTTGCTAGAATACTTTCTAGTTCGATTTTGCGAACTACAATTTCGCCTTCTGGCGTGTCAACTTTCATTCCTCGAGTCCAGCGTCCGTGTGCTATTAAAATCCACTCGCCAACTTGGAACTTATCCTTATTATCAATCCCTTTAGAATACACACGGCCCCATCGTGGATAAATTCCGCGTGTCTTACCATCGTCGTCGCCAAGAATAATGCCGCCTGCTGTTGTTTGTTCACCGAAGTGCATATCTGATACTAATATGTTTTTACCAAACGCCCGTGGCGTGCCTTTAACTGCATTTAAGTTTTGCGCCATTTATTAAACACCTTTTTGTACAAAATTGCCATCTGCATCTTCTACCCATTCATCAGCATCGTCTAGCATTTCTTGCTCTGCTGCTGTTAATGGCGCGTCAATTACTATTTCTTCTTTTTTAGTACGTGTTGTAGTTTTTTTAGCGGCTGCTGGCACGGCAACTGCTGCTGGTTGATCTGCAACTGGAGTATTTGCTCTGCCTGTTGCTTCTTGTGCAACTCCTGTGCCTGCATAATGTTCCGCTACAACGTCTTCTCTCTTTTTAATAATTTGTCCGCCAGGTCCTAGTTCGTCGCCACGTGCATTTACACGAGAATTGCCTACTGCTGGAGTTAGTTCGTTACGCTTGCGTAGTAGATCCATATCTACTTGCTTACCACGCATACTTCTATGCTGTTTTTTTGCTGCTGATACTTTTGACATATCTTTCTCCTTTTGGTTATATACTTACTTATCTAAGGAACTCGGTCCAGTCTAGGTTAAACTGGACTGAATCTATTCTATGTACACCTATTAGGTATAAAACATAGCTTGCTACACTTGATCCTCTTCCTACACCCCATACAATATCATTCTCACGCATAAAATCTACTAGATAAATCATATAGCGTAATAGATCATCCATGCCACGACTAGCATATTCAGCATATTCTTCATTAACTCTAGACCATTCTTTAGAGTATTGTGCAGTTGCTAAACTATCAGATTGTAGTTTTTCTTGTAGTTTTTCTAATAACCAAACCTTTATGTCTAGTTCTTTATATTCATCAGGCATAAACCATTCACTCTGTAACGCTGTGTCAAAGTCTTTTTGATCTACATCTATTGGGATATATTGTTTAAGTTCTGGTAGGTATTGTTCACGCATTGCTTCATTAAACTTGTCTATGTTATCACTTGGATCACATAGCACAACGTGACACTTGTCAACATGACCACTATAGATCATATCAACTAAGTCTTTATTTGTAAATCGGGGAACACCGAGTTCATCTGTTTTCATAAGCATACACTTATTTTAACTTACATTGATTAGATTGTCAAGTCCTGATCCGCCATTTTCTGAATTTTTTTGGCGATTATATTCGATTGCACGTCGGGTTTGTACTTCTTCTTGGTAGATTTCTAAGAAGTTTGAGATTTGATGTTGTACTCCAGGATTACCTGTCATAAAATATCTACGTTGGAGTACAACAATTTTGTCTTCTAATTCGCTTACAGAAAACTGTTCTAAACTACCAATTAGTGGATTAAGCATTAAGTATACTGGCCTCTATATTCTGCATATACTGTTGTGCCTTGGTTATATGTCCAAAAGTCGATGATCAACGGGTTAACACTACTATCTACAGTTAATGTAGTTGGAAAATTATTATCGTATTTTATTGTTCCGCCGCCTGCACCTGTAAATGTTACAGTTTTTGCAGTATCGTTGCCTTTAAGCTGCACTGTCATTTTAGCAACATGATCTCTTGTTGGCCAATCTGCTAGAGAGAAGTTAATAGTACCTACTCCTACAGCTAAGTTAACTGACAGGCTTTGATAAGGGCCATTTAAGAAACTAATGTTCTGTCCAGTAATTACTGTACCAATATTATGATATTTTTCAGTGTTTAATAAAAAGTTAGCATCTGTAATGTCGCTTCCATTAAAGTCATTTGTTACATTTAGTTTAGCAGTGTTTGCTTGTAATGCAGTTACTTCACTAGCTGCTGTTGCTAAACCTGTTTTAATAATTGTAAAGTTGTCACGAAACCCCTGAGTGTCGTTGTCGACACCTGCAACTGGATATGCTCCGTCGATTGTTCCGCTTATAATAGTACTAGCCATGTTAATTCCTCTTTAATATATTTATCGATGTTATACATTGAATTGGTAATTCGCGAACAGCACAAATTTTTCAACATCGGAGTTTTCGGTTCTTTTAACAATATATCTGTCTATATCGTAATTAATTGTTTTTGGATCAAATCCATAGTTTTTAATATTATTCATTATAGTTGCGCTCGTGCCTGGCATGCAATAACAAATTGGAATAGCAGTTACATAATCTAATTCTTCGAATCCAGCTTGTGCAGTACGCATCCATAACGGCAAGTAATTTCTTTCGTCATCACCGATAGATTTAATATTTGCTCGCATATTATCTATACTAGATATGTATTTAAGTGAGTCAGTTGATTGACTAACATTAACTGCTTGACTATCTGCTTTGATAGTATTAGTTTTGGGTCTAAAACGGTATGGTTCCGAGTCGCCTTTTTGTAATAATACTTTCACTGCTCCGCCGGATCTTACAGTAACTTCAAAGTCTGAATTATCGACATTTAGTTCTTCTTCAGCTGGTGCTCTAGTATTAATTATAATTTCATCAAGTTCACTTATTACAAATCTTACAGTTGCTCTAGTGCCGACTGCTAATTCATCATAACCTGATCTAAATCTAGTAGCGTCATCTAATACTGCATATTGTATACTATCAACTGAAATCTTTTCTTTACTTTGTGTTATAAAACTTCCAGCAGTCTTAGTGCCGGTAGTAGAATTTGCTGGATCACTAACATTAATGTATATTACTTCGTATATTGTGTCAGATTTCGCGTTTTCTTTAGCAACTGCACTTTTAAGCTCACCTAAGACATATTTTTTACGTTTATGTCCTTTGGCTGCTGCTGCAATAAATTTATCTATAGTAGTTGCTTCAACACCTGCGTATACAAGCATATCTAAATTTGTTTGTATTCCAAATACAGGGTCACCTGGACGATATATTTTATTAGGTGTAAATACTTCTGGGTTACTTACAAAGTCTTTATAATACCTACGTTGTACATCTGATAACATTGGACGCATATAAATATCCGTGTACTGTTTGTTATCTAAGTCATTAACTGTTAAAGTAAATGTACGTTCAATTGCACTGTAACCAAATCTATCCCTAGCCTCTACTGTAAAGTTATAATATCTGTCAAAAGTAGTTACACCTGGTAATGAACCATCCCATGTAACTGTTTTGTTTTCAAATATAGTTAAACCTGGTTTACTAACAGTACCGAACTGCCTAGCAGAGCCAATAAGTTCACCATCATAATTAAGTATTAGACCAAACGGTAATTTTCCTGATTTTAAACTATAAATCATCCTAGTGTCAGGAACGGTAGTTTCTGCAGATAGTTTTAAATTACTTGTAAAGTTAGCGTTAATACTGCCTAATGCCGCCGGTGTTATCCATTTAATTGCACTATCAATCTCACCAATGATTTTAACTTCGAATGTTTTAGATGTACTAGGAATATCAACATCGTCACTAGATGCAATAATTATATTTTTAAAGAAACTATCTTTTGCAAACAACGAAATGCCTATATTTCTTCCGTTATTTAATTGTGAACTTAAATTTGTGCTGATTGTTATTTTATCTTCATTGTCTCGTATTAATGTTGCAACAATATCACTACTGTCAGTACCACTAAAGAAACTTTGTATATTTGATTTAATTCTTGAATATGCAGTACTTGGTACACGTATTCTCCAATTTAAATCGTCAACTTCTGTAATATAAGCAGTTCCTTTAAACTCTGCTTCTAGTGATTGCTTAGTAGCTGTTATTCTATCTGTAACACTAAGTCCTTCTAATGTTTCTGCTACTTGTGTCCAGTTAGCATTTATAACGTTTAACTGTGTAATTCCACTAATTATTATAAGTTCACCATCTCCGTCTACTTGTGCAGCCATAGTATGCGATACTGTACATTTATATATGTATCCATTTCCACCTGTTTCGACTGTGTTAATAATGTAGTCACCGACAAAATAATTTGTGCTTAATTTAATTACTCTCGGCGCTTTAGCTGGTAAAAATGGATCGTTAGCTGTTGTCTGAGTAACTTGCCATTCAATATACGGGGTAAATGAACTAATAGCATATGATTCTGTATTACTAAATTTTAAAGTTCTACTGGCGTATTTTGTTTTGCTAGATTCTGATAATCGACTAGCAAAGAAGTGATCTTGTCCTACCATTGCTGTCTGACTTAAAATTAAATTAATTTTTGGTGTTAGAGGTTCTTCCACAAATATAATATCATAAGCAGTGTTTCTAGCATCAACGTTAGTAACAGTGTACTGATTAGTACCTAGTAATATCTTTCTTCCAACTAAATCAAATAAGTCATTTGTGCCGTCAATATTGCCAGTTAAGTCGATTTTATAAATTTTAAAACTAGTATTGCTTGATAATACATCTTCGTAGAAATTTGCAAATATACTAACATTTTCTAAGTCAGTTGTAATTCTTGTTGCCTTAATAGTAAATTTATAGTTCTGCGTAATGGCTGGCTGATACGGAATATTCCCTACAAGTTCTCCATTTTGACTGTCTAGTTTCATTCCAGGAGGCAATTCACTAGGTGTGAGATCATCGTTTACATCGTCAAGAGTATAAACCACCACACCTTCTAGTGTCCAGTTATCAACAATTTCTAAATATATTGTTGTATAATTGTTAGCACGTTTATAACCTAAGTCTTTTGGTGTAATCCAAACAGGAGTTCTTACGTTGGTATTGTCCGCAGTAAACACTCCTGTACTTGATTGCATAATAGTGTTGTCAGACTTTAAGTAATCGTCACCTACTAAGTAAATTTTAAATTCTCTGCGCACGAAGTTTTCGCCGTCTGTTACTGTAACAGCAAACGGATAATACCTATTTAACTTGCGTAAATTTGCAGTAGGTTCGCTATAGTCAAAATCCACAGTATCGTAATAGAAGCTACCATAACCATTTGAGCTTAATACAGCGTAATCCATAGCTATTCCTGCATACGGTTCGGAGTCGTATCCTCCTCCTGTATACCGTCTGTCTAAACTAAGTAATGGTTCAGTTGTGCCTTGTAGTTTGCCTGCATCACTCATTGTAATGCCAGGAGGTAGTACACCATCACCGTCTGCAATAAAATATTTTAGCACATCGCCCGCACTTAAATCAGTGTCTGATGCAGTTAGTTGATAATCGATAATTTCGTTGTCTAGAATGAATAAACTATTGTTTGAACCGACATTTAGCAATCCTTTGTTAGTTAGCCATGTCGGTGAGTCAGGTCCTGTTACTACAAATTCAATAGTACAGTCTTGAAACTCTACACCAGTCGTTGCTCTAAATACTGCTGTAAACACAGTGTCGTATGCAACTTCGTATATTGTTCCAACTATAGTATTATATTCTAATCTTGTTCCTGTAGGAATACTACCACTAATAAGTTCCACGTCAGCAACAACTCCACTTACTAGCGGCAGTATAATGTTTGCTGACGATCTTTCAATAAGTGTTTGAAGACGAGATCCAGATGTAACGTTCCATAAATTTGACATTCATTAGTTTCCTTAATACAAACGTATTTATCGGATTAAGCAAACGTTCCAAAATCACTGTTAATAGCCCCTGCTGCTGATATTGTGCCGTGGTCTATACCATTGGTGGATAAAAAGAATTGTATTCCGCTATTAATATTTGTTGCTATACCGCCTAGATCAAGATTGTCTTCAACTGTAATGCTTCTTACATCAATACCGTGTACTAAACCTGTTATATCGCCTACTATGCCAGACGATGCACTAAGTGTAGTAAAGGAACCTGTTTGAGGAGTAGATAATCCTATTGTTGTACCGTCTATAGCGCCTCCATTGATATTTACTGTTGTAAATGCACTAGTACCAGTAGACGTAATATCACCGACAACATTACCAGTAACTGAGCCAATAAGTCCTGATGTAGTAATAGTTCCTACATTTAATAAGTTTTTTGCTTGTGCATCTAAATCTGCACTTAGTTGAGGAGTAAGATCTGATACTAAGTCTGTAACACCTGTATACGCAACAGTCAGTACGCCACCCGCAATAGCTGTACTGATGTCGGCGCCGCCTGATATAGTTAATGCTGCGCTATCGTCAAGTACAACATTGCCAGTGTCAGCAGTAATAGTTAAATCACTTACTCCACTGTCAGCAGCAATTACAATTTTACTTGCGTCAGAAGTTAATGTTACGTTTGCTCCAGCGGATAACTTTTTAAACTGTAAGTCATATACTAGTTTTTGAGCAAACAGTCCTTCGCCGATATCGCCTAAGTTAGAGACCGATGTTTGTTCATCGTCACGTAAATCTAATTCTTCAAAGTTAGCATTTGCTTTAATAAATGCTTCACGAAGATCATCACCTGTTCCGTCGTTTGCAACATTGCCTATGTTTATTAATTGTACTGCCATTGTCGTTTCCTTATGAAGCTGTTATTGTATTGTTCATACCACTGTGTATGGTACACTGGTAATAGAATGTACCTGCACTGCCAATTGTCCATTCAATATTAACCGTTCCATTGCCTGTCACGCCGCTAGCTGGATATCCAGTTCCTGTACCTTGCTGAGTTTTAATGTAGAATGGATGACCTGAAGATGTACTACTATTTACAGTAACTAACACTTTATCACCGTTGTTAAATGCTAGTGTAGGCTGTCCTGCAGATATTGCACCATTTCTATCTCTGCCAAGTAATGTATATGCATTACCGCCTGGATTAGTTACATACAAAGTATAGTCTGGCTTAAATCCTGGAGTAACTCCATTGTCATTAACTGTGATAGCTTGTGCTGCTGCTGCATTGTCTAGTGAAAGTGATAATGCATCTGAATCACTTACTCCGTCTGCTGCTACGTTAAGTGTAACTGCACTAGTATTTGAAGCAATTGTAAAGTTACCAGTTAGTGAAATTGCTGTAGATGCTACATATCCGTTTGCGCCTGCTGCTGTTGGATCGCCATTGTCACCGTTTTGGAACATATTTCTAATAGTTGCAAGTGATGGATTGTCAAATACAGGTTTCATGTAAGTGTTAAACAATGCATAACCTAATGCGTTATTTGTTTGGATGCCTGCTGGAGTACGCATATCGTCTGTCCATTCTGGAGAAAGACTGCTACCATCCCATAAGCTTGTATATTCAAACATACCAAATGTCAGCAAGTACAAGTACTCTTTTGCTGCAACTGTAAAGTGGTCAGCTTGTGTAGCCCAGTTTGCTCCATAACCACTTGGGTCGAACTTACTAGCATTAACTGCTTGTTGGATAGCAAGGAACGTTGGACCTGTTGCCCATCCTGCTTCTACAGATGCATCAAACTTCATACTAGGATTATCTAATCCTTTCATACATAGTGTATGCAATATGTGTTCCATAATCTCTGCTGCATCATCGTCACCAACTTGCGGACGACTACTGCTTGAATTTAAATACCAAACCATATCATCTGCTTGGGTAGTTTGATAAAGCTGATATAAGCCCCAAGCTGATGATCCGTCATCAGCTAAGAAGTTTGGAGTATAGC